TGACATTCATCGAAAAGTATGCTATAATATTACTATAGATTAAAAAAAAGATTCACCTAAAAAGGCTTCTCTTAGAAATAACCTTTTATTATCATTCTAATTACCATTTTAGTTGAAACTATAGTATTACTAAGGAGCTAAAATGAGTAAAAAGAATAAAGGTTCACCAAAGTTATACAAAGGTATGCCGTCTTTAAACCCAAACGGTAGACCAAAAGGTAGTGTCAACAAGTATACAGCTTTAAGTAGAGAGTTGATGTCTGCAAAAGGTCCGGAGATTGTACAGAGAGTTATAGATTTAGCACTCGAAGGTGACAGGACTTGTCTTAAAATGTGTATGGATAGAATCCTACCGACAACTAAGGCAGTAGAGTTAAGGTCACAAGAAGGTAAGGGCAATGTTGTAATTAATGTTGGTGGTCTTACTGAGAAAGTAATAAGTGAAGACAATAAAAAGCCTTTAGAGTATGAAGAAGGCGTAATAATCTCAGAAGAGAAAGTAGACGAGACTATTATAAAGATAGGCAAAGGGAATGAGTAGGGAGTTAGATGTCTCACTACACCCGGCTCAATTAGAAATCTTTAATAGTACAGCAAGATTTAAAGTAGTAAGTGCGGGTAGACGCTTTGGTAAATCTAGGTTAGCAGCTTGGATATTAATTATTAAAGCACTACAGTCGGAAGATAAGGATGTCTTTTATATAGGTCCTACATTCCAACAGGCTAAAGATATTATGTGGAATATGCTGAAGGAGTTACTTCAGGATACTGAATTAATAGAGCAGACCCACGAGAATACAGCTACTATGACTTTAGTCAATGGTAGAAAGATTAGCTTAAAGGGAAGTGACCGACCTGATACTTTAAGAGGCGTGGGACTTGCTTATGTCGTCCTAGACGAATATGCCTCAATGAAGGTAGAGGTGTGGGAACAGATTATAAGACCTACACTAGCAGATGTAAAAGGTGGTGCGTTATTTATAGGTACGCCCGCAGGTAAGAATCACTTCTATGAGATATGGAAGGAAGCGGATGATGATAAGAATGAAGATTGGGAAGCATTTCAATATAATTCTACAGACAATCCGATATTAGACCCTGAAGAGATACAAGTAGCTAGGGAGACTATGTCTACCCAAGCCTTCAGACAAGAGTTCGAGGCGAGTTTTGTCTCCTTTACTGGTGGTATATTTAAAGAGGAATGGGTTAAGTATGACGAAACAGAACCAAGAGAAGGAAACTTTGTCATTGCAGTCGACCCTGCAGGATTTGAAAAAGTTGAAAAGGAACGTGGTCTTAAAGGTAGTAAGCTCGATGAAACAGCTATCTCTATCGTTAAAATTAATAGTGATGAGTGGTGGGTCAAGGATATCTTACACGGTAGATGGAATATTAAAGAAACTGCTTCTAAAATATTACAGGCTGCAATTGAAAATCAGGCAACGATTGTCGGGATAGAATCAGGTGCATTAAAGAATGCAATTCTGCCATACTTAGAAGATGAGATGAGGGCAGAGAATAGATGGGTAGTCATAACAGACGTAACCCACGGTGGTAAGAAGAAAGCAGACAGAATTACTTGGGCTCTCCAAGGTAGAATGGAACACGGTAAAATTTCATTTAATAAGGGGAGTTGGAATAAAGACTTTGAATCTCAGTTATTAGAGTTTCCTACAAGCGGAACACACGACGATATGGTGGATAGTCTCGCTTATATAGACCAAGTAAGTGTTGCAGATTTTATACACACTATAGAGTTAGATGATGATTGGCGACCTTCTGACGATATAGCAGGATACTAAAGGATGTGAATGAATATTAACGATTACGAATCAGAAGACGAATATCAAGCTCTTGCTAGTTGGCTATCCGAGAAGTTAGAAGGATGGAGAAACAACAGAGATAATAATAATCTATCACAATGGGATGAATATTATCGTCTATGGCGTGGTCAATGGTCTCCTGAAGACCAAACTAGACAGTCAGAAAAATCTAGAATCATCACGCCTGCTTTACAACAAGCAGTCGAAGCAAGCGTAGCGGAGCTAGAAGAAGCTACATTTGGCAGAGGAAAATGGTTTGACATACAAGATGATATGTTAGACGAGAATAAACAAGACGTAGAGTACCTTCGTAACTTACTACAAGAAGATTTAGAGGGTGCAGGATGTAAAGATGCTCTATGTGAGGTATTTCTTAACGGTGCTGTATACGGTACAGGCATTGCTAAGATTATTACCCAAGAAAACATTAAAAGACGCCCAGTAGAGATGCCAGTAGAAGGCACACTTACAACTACAAGACAGATAGAAGAGTATCCTGAAGTCGAGGTTAAGATTGAAGCTGTATCTCCTAAAGAGTTTCTTATAGACCCTAGTGCTAATACTATTAATGAGGCATTAGGAGTCGCTCACGAGGTATATAAGCCACGATATATCATAACTGAGGGTATGAATAGTGGTATATACAGAGAAGTTGAATTACCGGCTAATGTTGAAGCTGTAGAGTTAGGGTATGACCCTGATTTTATAGCAATGGATGCTTCAGATAAAATTAAAATATGTGAATATTGGGGTAAAGTACCTAGGAAATACCTAAATTCTTCTGAAGATGAAAATGATTTTGATTATAATGAAGATGAGCTAGTAGAAGCTGTAGTTACACTTGCTAACGGCTCTCATATATTAAGAGCAGAAGAAAATCCGTTTATGATGGTTGACAGACCTTTTGTTAGCTATCAACACGACATCGTCCCAAACAAGTTTTGGGGGAGAGGGGTTTGTGAGAAGGGATATAACCCGCAAAAAGCATTAGATGCAGAGATGAGAGCTAGAATTGACTCTTTAGCACTTACTACTACACCAATGATTGCCGCAGACGCTACTAGACTACCGAGAGGCATCAAACTTGAAGTTCGTCCCGGTAAGACTATCCTTACTAATGGAGACCCAAGGCAAGCACTTATGCCTCTAACTCTAGGTTCAACAGACCAAAATACTTACAATCAGGTTGCTTCATTGCAAAATATGATTCAGATGGGTACTGGTTCTGCGGATATGGGTGTTCCGGATAGAGCTACATCTAGTGGTATGTCAATGGTTCAGTCTGCGAGCATTAAGAGACAGAAACGTACTCTAATGAACTTCCAAAATACATTCCTCATACCTATGATTAACAAGAGTATGTGGAGAAAGATACAATTTGATGTAGACAGATATCCTGTTACTGATTATAAGTTCGTACCATACTCTACTATGGGTATTATGGCTAAAGAGCTTGAAATGCAACAAATGGTTCAAATGCTCCAGTCAATTCCGAAAGATTCTCCTGCTTTCAATGTCTTGTTATTAGCTGTCTTTCAGAACTCTAGTATCCATAATAGAGACCAAGTGGTACAATCACTTATGCAAGGTTTCCAACCTAATCCTGAAGAGCAGCAGATGCAACAAATGGCTCAACAGTTACAAATGCAGCAATTACAGGCTGATATACAGAAGACATTAGCAGAGGCACAGGAAGAACAAGCTAGAGCTATGAAGCACCAAGCAGACGCAGGGTCATCACAGCCACAAAATGAATTAGACGTACAAGAAAGAATTATGGGTCTACAGAAGAAAATGATGGAACTAGAAAAAATGAAAGCTGATATAGAAAAGCAGTATTCAGAGACAGCTAGAAACATACCTGAAGTAGAACATCTTAAATCGGAGACAGCTTTAAATTATGCCAACGCACTTAGACGCAACGACTAAAGAATATTATAAAGCTAGACAAAATTTAGTAGAACAAGACGGATGGATAGACTTAGTTGAAGAACTAAAAAATCTTGAATCCATTTATAACAAATTAGACTCAATAGAGTCTGAGAAAGACCTTTGGTTTGCTAAGGGTCAGTTGTCAGTTTTAAGACAAGTAATTGCCTTAGAAGAAACAACTAAACAAGCGGCAGAAGAACTAGAAATCTAGCCCTGCCATTTTTAACTTCATAACCCTATGGGGCGGAGAACAACAATTATGAGTAATATAGTAGTGGACGCTGATTCGCAAGAATCGCAAGTAGAAGAACCTAACGTAGAAATTTCTAATATAGAAGATAGTACGATAACAAACGATGTAGAGGTAGCAGAAGCATCAGAAGTAACAGATATAGAAGCCAGTACGGATAATGTAGAAGTTGCAGAAGAGTTAAGCATACCCTCTAAGTTTGCCGGAAAATCGACAGAAGAAATTATAGATAGTTATACTAACCTCGAAAAAGAACTAGGTCGTAAGGCACAGGAAGTTGGAGAGCTAAGAAAATTATCAGATAGTTTCCTACAAGCTGAGGTAGCGAGAACAAAGCAAAATCCACAAGATAACACTCCATTAGAAACTAAAGATAATGATGATACTGATTTCTTTGATGACCCTAATAAGGCTGTCAATAGAATCATTGAGAATCACCCTAAGTTTCAAGAGTTTCAACAGTTTCAAGCTCAACAAGCACAGGCTGGAGCTAAAGCTAGATTGGAGCAAACACATCCTGATTTTACTGATGTCGTACAAGACAAGGCATTTCAGGAATGGGTACAAGATAGCCCGATTCGTATGCAGATGTTTCAAGCAGCCGATTCTTATAATTTTGATGCCGCTAACGAATTATTGTCCAACTGGAAAGATAGGTCGATGATTAGTAAGACTCAAGAAGTCAAACAGGCAGCAGAAACAAATAGGAAGGATGCTCTTAAAGCAGCAAGCACGGAATCAAGGTCATCTTCAGGCTCAAACGCAGGAGGAAAGACATATAGAAGAGCTGACCTCATACGTTTAAAAATGGAAGACCCAAGTCGATATGAAGCACTAGAAGACGATATCTATGCTGCATATGCTGACGGTAGGGTTGTTTAATAAAAGCTAATATAACTTATAGGAGTTAATTAAAATGGCAAATATGACAGTTACGACTGCAGCCAAGTTTATTCCAAAACTATGGAGTGACGAGGTAATAGCAACGTATAAAGCAAACTTAGTTGCGGCTAATCTAGTCCGCAATCTAAACCACGTAGGAAAAAAAGGCGACACTATTCACATCCCAACACCGGGACGTAATGCTGCAAGTGCGAAAGTTAAAGACACAGCAGTTACGCTTGTAACAGATACTGCAGTACACACAGATGTAGTAATCAACAAGCACTTTGAATGGTCGACACAAATTGAAGATATTGCAGAACTTCAGGCATTAAATTCAATGAGGCGTTTCTACACCGATGATGCTGGCTACGCTTTGGCGAAGCAAGTTGATTCTCAATTAGTTACTGATATGGATGGTGCAGCAGCACTAACTGGCGGTAACGCAGTAATTGCAAGTGTAACAGATTGGGACACAGCAATTCTAACTGCAATTGAAAACCTTAATGATGCTAATGTTCCGGTAAATGACCGTTCTATCATTGTAACGCCTTCTTGTATGACGGCACTTATGAAAGAAGAGCGTTTTACAGAACAAGCCTTTATCGGTAACGGTAATGCAATTAAGACTGGTAAAATTGGTATGATTTACGGAGTAGATGTTTATATGTCTACACAAGTAGGTACTGGTAATACTGAAAAAGCATTCTTGTTCCAAAAAGATGCTTTGGTACTAGCTACACAACAAAACATCCGTACACAGACTCAGTATGTACAATCTCAACTAGCAGATTTGTTCACGGCTGATACTGTTTATGGAACTAAAGTTGTACGTCCGGGTTCAATCCAAGAGATGACATCGTAGTTTTAACCACGAAGCTCTCCTCGAAAGGGGAGAGTTTCATATTAAACCTAGGAGATTTGTATGAAAAAGAGTAGAAAGAGAAGGATTTACCCAACTAGAAAACAGAGGTTATTTCTTGCAGTATTACGCATACGTCAGAGGATTACATAATGAGTATTGATAGAGGACACGGAATTGCAACATCATCAGTATTAGCTGATAGTTATGACTTAGATGCTCTAATTGCAGATACTGAGGCAGCCAAAGTTGCCGCCCAGACAGCCAAAACTAACGCAGAGACAGCAGAAACTAACGCAGCCACAAGTGCTACAGCCTCAGCTACAAGTGCTACAGCCTCAGCTACAAGTGCTACAGCTTCAGCAGCGAGTGCTGCTAGTATAACAGGAGATGCAGCAGCCGCCGCAGCTAGTGCCACAGCAGCAGCTAATAGTGCCACGGCAGCCGCT